CATCCATTATATCATTCCAATAATTAAGATTATAAACAACTCGACTATATTTTCCAAGATTACCTTTGAACATTCTAATTATGAGTGATGTTGTATGATCTGTGTTATCTTGCATTAAATTTAGTATATCAGTATTTTTAGTAGGGTAATTTGTTCTGCCACATCTTTCACGAACATTATCCCAATTAAATGGCATTTCTCCTGTTTTTCTTTGTGCAGGAGTCATTAAAATTATTTGTGTAGCGATTTCAATTATTACTTCATTTATATATTTCGAACATATTCTCTCGGCTATAAACGATTTCATTTCTGGGAATCGTTTAATTAATTTATATTTTAATTGGTTTAATAACATTGCGTTGTCCATTTATTTACCTGCTCATTATAACATAATTTATTAAGAAATACTACAGATATTTTTTTAAAAATATAAATATTTTTATTTTCTTTTTACTAATAGGATATATAATATATAATAAATATAGATTATATATAGGTACTCGTCTGATTCCTTTTGGTGGTTTCCAAGCGAAAAACCATGGTTTTCTGCCATTGTATCTGATTCCTTTTGACTGATTTCTGCCATTGTATCTGATTCCTTTTGTATCTGATTCCTTTTGATTAAAAACCGTGGTTTTTGTCGTTGTATCTGATTCCTTTTGAAGAAAGTCGGCGTCGTGTATCTGATTCCTTTTGGTAACCTATATCTGATTCCTTTTATACGCACTAATTTCCGAAGAAAGTCGGCGTCGTGTATCTGATTCCTTTTGGTTTTATGACCATTTCTGAACAGATAAATACTAATACAATTAAGGAAAATAAGAAATGCCAAGCCCAAGTAAGAGTAAACGGCAATCGTTTTGAACGTGAAATTGCTGAATTTTTAAGCAAAACATTTGACGCTTCTTTTTTAAGAATTCCGTCAAGCCGGTGCATTTGTTCGGTGGAAAAAATAATATACGAAAAGCCTTACTTGATGATGCGCAAATCCAGAGTAAGAAGGGAGATATCCACCCACCAGATAATTGGAAATATTTTAATGTCGAATGCAAATCTTATCGGTGCATTTCCGTATCATCAATTATTTACTGGAGAAGTAAAACTATTAGATAAGTGGATAGAACAAGTTAAAGAAACCTGTAATACTGGAGATCTGAATATTATTTTTATAAAAATCAATAATCAAGGGAAGTGGGTCTTATATGAGGATGCTAATTTATTTACAACTAAAATTTCTATTAATTATAAAGATTGGATATTTACAAGCTGGGATGATTTTTGGAATCATCCCAGCAATATAGATAATATGAAAAAATATGCTACGGAATCGGTTGACAAATTTCCTCAAACGATTTAACTTCGTGACTCCACCAATTTATCTTACATTTATTTTTTCTTCTTGGTGTGCCATCTAGTTCGAAAGGTATTTCTATATTACTTGTCTTGGGGATATGAGCATATGAAGAGTATGGAATAAAGAAATAATAAAATTTATTATATTTTCTCTCAAAACACATAACTCTAAGATATCCTTTTTTATTATGAATATTAGTGACTGGTGCTGCATAATGTTTACCATAACCGGCAAGTTCTCACTGTTATGCTTTTTGCATCTGATAAATCACTGAAATCTTTACCCATAGTCGGCGTTCGAACTAAGCCGGCCAGCCTTTGCTATCGATCTCTCTAACAATCCACCAATAGTAATAACACCATCATCTACAAATTTTCTTGCAACTTCTGTGGCTAATGGTATTTTACTATATAATGGATAAGCCTTTGGCCATAATTCATTAAAAAACGGCATTGCTAATTCTGGATTCTCACTTGAGTTAAATTCTTTTTCAGTAGTCATAATTTTTATTTTATAAGTTAACCTTCGTCAAACAATTCTAATGAAGTATATCCATTAGATTTTATTACCTTTAATACATTAGTTACTCTTCCCATTAATTCATCTCGGTGCGACACCAAATAAATATTTCTTTTATTTTCCCTTGACATTTTCTTTAATATAGAAAGGGCATTTTCTACGCCGCTTGAATCTAATCCTTGATCTAAAATTTCATCTAAAAACAATAGGTTAATTTTATCATATAAGCTTTCATACACATCTCTGAATGACCAAGATAAAGATAAAATAAGCCTTGTTCTTTCACCACGACTTAAATTATCAAAATCAAACTCTTTCCCATATAATGATATTTCGACCTCTAGATCAGATTTAAATTTTACTAAATGAGGCAAACCCATTTTTTCTAAATAGTGAGCAAGTCTATGGTTCAGATATGACAAATTTTGATCTATGATTTTCTTTCTTATAAAACTATCTTTATTAGTTAATAATTTCAATAAGAATTCTTGATGGTCCTTAAGATTAACCAATTCATTAGTTTTAGTTAAATCAATTTCTTGCAGGCCATGATTTTTTAAACTTTCAATTTGTTCAATATATGGATTTACACTATCTAATTCTTTTTCTAATGAATTAGCCATTGTATCTAATGTAGATTTGTGATTATACGCGTCATCTACAATTTTGTAAAATGTTTCCGGCATATCCGGCATATTATCTTTTATAGAATCACTAGTATCAGTAAGTTCTATTTGTTTAATATATTTTTCTTCTAATTTTAAAGATAATTCATTAATTTGTCTCTGATATTCATCGTGAACATTAGTATGTGTTTCTTTATCCATATCTTGTTTACAAATCGGACAAATACTATCTGAAGTTATGGCTAGATGACTTTTTAATTGATTAATTTGCTTATCATAGTTTTTTATTTCCTGCGATACGTTTTTTAATTCTGATGTTAATGAATTATATTCAGCATATACTTCTGATATTTCTTTTTTAATTTTATGTAATTCAATTTCCTCATCAATATTAACTTCTAATAGTTTTGTAATATGCTGCTGGATTACATTTAATTTATCATTATGTTGTCTTTCCCAAACAATTGATTTGAGTTCAATTGATTTTATACTCTCTTTGATTCTCTTATTTGCTTCAGTTACGGCTGTAATTCGAAATTCTTCTTGTTTTAATTCTTCTTTTACTTTTTTAATTTCTTCTTTTAATTTTTCGGCCTTTTCTGAAAGTTTAGTAATTCCTAACAATTGCTCAATAATAATTCGTTGATCATTAGTCTTCAATGATAAAAATGGTTCTACATAAGTATTCAACGCAAGAATATGCTTGAACATATCGTGAGATATACCTATCGATCTTTCAATTTCTTCCTGCGTGTGTCTTCCTTCGCCTTGTGATTCATCATCGGAACTACCAGCATCTTTTTCAATACCATTTTTGATATATTTAAAAATATTAGGTTTTCTGCCTCTTTCGATTTTGTAATCAATTCCATCTTTTTCAAAATCTATGGTAACAATCATATTCTTTAAATTTGATTTATTAACTAAATTATCTTTTCGAATAGAAGTTAATGGCTTTCCATATAATGCATATGATAGCCCATTTAATATAGATGTTTTACCAACGCCGATTTCTATTATCGTTACCGCCCTAAGTCTAGATTTTCGCCTAATACTAAGACTAAATCATCCATATTAAAATCTAAAGATTGAGTGATTGCACCTACGCTCATGAAATTTTTTAATGTTAAATTTTTGATTCTTAGCATTCAAAGTCCTTGATAGATTTTAATGAGTTTATTTGTGTCAAAAGTTGCTGAGTCTAATGTCTTCATACCAGCAAATACAATTTGGTCAACTGATAAAAATTCAATATCGCCATTGAATTCAGACACCCATTCTTCTTCATTTTGATGTAATAATTTAAATTCTCGAATATCATAATTTTCTAAATACGTATCTCGAATAAATGATGCATCTTCATAGACGACTCCCGGGTCTAGAATAACTTGTAAATATGTTTTTGGTTTAAGATACAATTCTGGGTTGGTAGATAATGCTGATAAATTTATTGATATATAACGAGGCCCATCTTCGTAATTTAAATATTCCGGCTCTTTATCCCATTCAAGATACATTGCACCTCTATCAAAATCCCATACATCAGAGTAATTATGCCCAAATGGATTTCCTATATAATGAATATTATTTTGAATTTGACGTTTATGAAAATGCCCTGAAAAAACATACTCAATATCTTTATTAAAATATGTCTTATTTAATCCACCGTGATCTGGCATTTCAACCATAGCATTCATTTTGAAACCTGGTAACTCAAAATGCCCAAACATATATTTAGATTTTATATTTGATACTACTTTCCATTCCTCTTCAATTAACCATGGAATCAATGCGACATTTTTATCCACATATGGTTTATCAATGAAGATAATATTAGGAAACAATGTCGCAAATTTAGTAGATGTGACATCTCTACTCTCCCTCCAATAAAGATCGTGATTACCTAATATAAAATAAATTTTCTTAAAAGAATTATTTAGTGTAGAAAGAAATTTGATACTATATTCAAGAGTATGCGCATTAAGTTGATTTCGGTGATGATGAAAATCTCCCATTGTGATGCAAGTATCGACATCTCTTTTCTTAGCTTCTCTTATAAACCATTCAAGATAATCCAAACAGTCCTGATTGTGTAATTTTGAATTATTCTTAGCTCCAAGGTGTAAATCAGTAAACACCATAGCCTTTGTAAATAAATTAGACATTATATTGATTATTCTTCACTTGTAGTTTCTTTTGATAATTCAACTTCTTCTCTCATTAGCCTAATTTCATTTTCTAAATCCAATTGACGTGAAAATGAAGGTAAAGACCCAGAATTAATTAGTAAATCATCTCTGAGATCTTGATTTTTCTTTTCAATGTTAAATACTCGAGTAAAGCTATTTGATATAATCATAGTGTAATATGAAAACGGATTATCACTTCGATACTCATCAAATTGTAATCCTATTTGTGCCAATTGAAGTAATGCCTGACCTTGCATTTCACCAATATAAGTATAGCCGGCGCCAATTGGCTCTCTGCGCGTATTTGTTCACCATTAGAATGAACATTTGTGCCAATTTATTAGTGATAGATCCGTGTATTATACAATATTTTCCATTCTTTTGATGAGAAGCGCCAACCTCTTTTAATTGATTATTTTCAATTATAAAATGTTTATATGGAAGAAAATTAAGTTTAGCATACCTATCAGCTTCACTTTTGGGATTTTTTTTACGATCAGGCGCTAATGGAATGTGTTCGAATGTAATTACTCGAAAAACTAAATCAGTTACTGGTATTGTTTTTGGATCAACTTTAAACTCTGCCAACTTAGGTCTGTTTAATTTTGAAGTTGATTTTGCTAATGCTAATTCGTATTCAATTGAAGCTAATCTATTAGATCGATTTATCTGAGCCTGTTCGATATTTGACGGTATGTATTTTTGAATTTCTTCACCGTTCTACTAGAATTAATTTATACTCACCTTCTTTATAAATTAATTCTTTGCTATCAACAATAATATCATAGTCTTGATATTTTGGTTCTAGATATTCACTAAAAGAATTTTTACTTTTATGAATTTCCTTTAACATATCGACATTATTAAGATAATTCACTTTCTTAGGTTGTGATATTTTTGCCATATTTCTCCTTTACATATTTATTGATTATAACATCTTTCACTTAGGATGTCAATTTTTAAATAAACCTTAATTTTTCATTGATAAATAATAGATATGGAGATCTATTATGTCGCAAATTGATTATCGAGCCAGGCTCACAGCTAAAGGTGGTGCTGCTGGTATTCCTGCCTTACTCGGCCCCAATACGGCAAATAATATCCTGAGTCCTCTGTTCGCAACAAGTGGTGTTCTATTTCCTTATACTCCATCAGTTAGCACTGGTAGTGAAGCAATTTATGAACCATATACATTTACACATTCAATTTATGGATATAATGCATACGTTCGATCACAACCGCAATCATTAAAAATTGATGCAGAATTTACCGCACAAACTATACCAGAAGCATATTATCTTCTAGCAGTATTACATTTTTTCAGAGTAGTCACCAAATCATATTTTGGTGCCCAGACATATCAAGAATCTGGAACACCACCACCTGTATTGCTTTTTAATTATTTAGGCTCGAGTTTATTTAATAATGTTCCTGTAATTATACAAAAATTCAGTTACAATTTAGATGCAACAGTTGATTATGTTCCTGTAAATACACAAGCGTTCACAATTGCTAATATAACTGGTGTAAGTCCGGCCGGTGTTACAAAAAATCCAGGCTGGACATATGTGCCTACCCACATTACAGTTAGTATAGAAATGGATACCCAATACACTCCTGTCGCATTAAGAGATACATTTAATTTAAATACATTTCGCACTGGACAATCACTCGATCAAGGATGGATTTAATTCATGGCAACTACTTTTAAAGATACAAGTCAATATCTACTAACCCCTATTAAAAATTGGTATTTAGATATATGGGTTCCAAGAACGGTTCCATCGAGTCCATATGATGCCTTATTTATCATTCCACCATCTATGAATTTAAGACCGGACAAATTAAGTTACCAACAATATGGAACACCCGGACTATGGTGGGTATTCGCTGTAAGAAACCCAGATTTATTGCCAGATCCTATAAATGATTTTGTAGCAGGACTACAAATATATTTACCAACTAATATTTTACAAGCTCAGACCTAATGGCAACAAAATCTCAATCGTCGAATACTACCACAAGTGGCTTAGGAAATAATTATCCAGTCACTAACAATAATTTAGATGCAACTTTTGCATTCGAATCAAACCCACTTGACAATTATGATTTGTCGACATACCATTTTAGGTTTTTTATGGTGTCGACAGCAGCTCAGAATACAGGTGACTGGATAAATCCTACATACCAAACAGTGATTGCTGAAACCGGTATATCTGATATTGTTATAGATGATGTGTCAATTAGAACATTAGCAGGGCCTACACACGAAACAGGGACTGGAACTTCAACTGAATTAACATTCAAATTGACTGAGCCTGCTGGTGCAAGATTAATGGATGATATGTATTACGCAAGTTTACAATTAGGCATCGGAAATTGGAATAAATCTCCATACTACATTGAGTTATCATTTAGAGCTAGATCTCCATCAATATCTGCACCAGTAGTATCGAGTACCGATACTACTCCATCTGGGTATATAGGAGGCAATCGATGGGTATGGCCAATAGCAATTAAACAAATTGAGGCCCAAGTTGATAAAGTCGGAACCATTTATACTGTGTCGGCATTATTATATGATAATATTGCCCAATCAGACCAATATTTTGTTGTTCAACATAATTTAGTAGTCGATGGCAAGTCCCAAAATAGTCCTACCCCTAAAGTTATTAATACAGTAACCGATGCCCTAAGTCAACTATTCCAGAAGATAAATTTAGATCAAGTTGAAAAGATCGTATCAGGATATACAATTCCTGATTTTTATGAATTTGAAATTGATCCATCATTGGCTAATCTTAATTTATTTCCTGCAAATGATAGTATAAATTCATCTAGATCGGGTAATTATTATGATGCGAAATCAAAATCTCTGCATTTCAGTACCGGTACAAGTATTGATAGAATGGTCGATACAATATTAGCCAACACAGAATATTTTCAAAAATTATCAAAAGGTTCGGTTACATCTCAGGATAATAAATCTACAAATCAAACCTCAATGGATGATATGAAGAAATTATGGAGAGTTCTTACTTATTCGTGGCCAATTGCATTCGATCCAGGCAGAAATAATAATGCTAATCATTTCAAAATTATAATTATACCATATCAGAAGGGTAATTTACCATCAAACACTGCTCAAACTTCCGAAGCACCAGTTGATGGTAAAAAAAGGTATGACACTTATAAGCAAAAAGGCATATTGAAGAAACAATATAATTATTTGTTTACTGGATTAAATGACCAGGTGCTTAATTTTGATGTTAAATTCAATATGGCGTTTACCAATACATTAGCCAGATTTGATGGTATCTATTATAATTCATCATCAAGTAATTTAGGTAAAAATCAGCACGAAGCATTAGATGCAGAACAATTAGCGGTTGAGTCATTAGTGAAATTAGTCAGATTAAAGAATTCACCAGACTCTAGTGATAGTGATGTTAAGAATGCAGAACAAGCCGCAGCCAATGCAGTAAATAGTAATAAACTATCAGCGACTCAGCAAGCACAGTATCAGAAATACCTATCAGTTGCCAAAAATCCAAGCAGATTGAATGTAAGCGGAATAGCAACAAGTGCAGAACAACAAAATCAGCAAACAATAAAGAATAACCCATTACAATTTGTTACACAAGTTCAGCCACAAAATAGCCAATATGCATCAAAATTGACTGCCGGACAAATAAAGCCGGTAACTTTTTCTGAACAACCAGTAGAAACTTCGCTAGGATATGGCATTGAGCAATCGTATGGACCTGGAAAGAATCAAGTTAGTGCCTTATTCACTCAAGCCATGTATCAAGGAATAGGTGGAGACTTATTAAGAATTAAAATGACGATTAAAGGTGACCCATTTTGGATACAACCTGCACCAATCAGTAGAGATATAATGGTATTTCCACAGCCGACAGTTGCATCTGTAAATAGACAATATAATACCGCCAACTTTGACACTACTGATAATTTCTTTTTATTAAGAATGAGAACACCAAGGTTATTTGTAGATCCACCAAACGGACCGAATGGATTAAACACCATGGATCCTTACACTGATGTTGATACAATAAATGGAGTGTATCAAGTCATATCAGTAATCCATAATTTTATGAATGGACTATTTACTCAGGAGGTAGAAGCTATTGTAGATCCTGTAATTGATGTTTCAAAATTTTTAAAAGATATAGAAGCCTATGAATCCACTAATGCCCAAACTTTACTCAATCAATCAGGAAATAATGTCCCGAATACCAGTAATCTGATACCTTCGAATTCTATTAAAACTAATCCAATTATAAATAATAATTTACCAGTTATAGATCCGGGATATTCAAGTATTATACCTTCATTGGCGTCAAATAATACACAAAAATCATTACAAGTTCCAGGAATAAATACTAATATGATAAATCAAATTGGTGTCGGAAATGGTTCACCATTTATATCAACTGCCCAAACAACATTACCTAATCTATTACCCTAAAAATCTATGTTCGATTCATATAGCCGCACAAATAAACCAGCTAAACAATTACAGTTTAATCCTATGGGCAGAGTTAATAATCTGTCAGGTGTGTTCATAGGATTTGTTAAAGATAATACTGATGTTCAAAGAATGGGAAGATTAAAAATCTGGATACCTGAATTTGGATCTTTACCAAATGATATTGAAAGTTGGATTACAGTAAGTTATTGTTCGCCATTTGCAGGTGCAACTAATCCTATGACTGAAGACAAAAATAATGTTCAGTCATTTGAAGGAACGCAAACATCTTATGGAATGTGGATGGTGCCGCCAGATCTAGAAAATCAAGTTATTGTTATGTTTATAGGCGGTGATGCATCAAAGGGCATTTGGATAGGATGCTTATATCAGGAATATATGAATGAAATGGTTCCTGGAATGGCCTCATCTACTAATAATTATCAATATGGCACAACTTCGACTACATCAGGTCACACCGTGCCTGTTGCAGAATATAATAAATGGACCAGAGGTGTAACAGATCCAGATTCGACAACAAAACCATTTGAAAAGACAAAATTTAAAGGAGTCGGCAATCAAGGATTGCTTCAGGATCCTATTAGAGGAACAACCACTACTAGCGCAAGAAGAGAAGCCCCATCGCAAACATACGGAATATTAACTCCAGGTCCATTACAACCGGGGTCTACTGATAGAAGAATGGGTGGTAGTTCATTTATTATGGATGATGGCACCGGTAGTGAATATGTTCAATTTGCTACAAAGACTGGAGCCCAAATAAAAATAGATGAAACCAATGGATTTATATTTCTTATTAACAGAGACGGAACAGCTTGGATTCAAATGGATGCTGAAGGTAACATTGATATCTTCGGCGCAACTGATATATCAATGAGAGCACAAAAAGACATCAATCTAAGAGCTGATAGAAATATTAATATAGAGGCCGGCCAGAATATATTCATAAAAGCGGCAGCTGATACTACCCAAACTACAACTCAATTTACATATGATGTAAATGGCGCAAATGTAACTAAAACTATACCATTTTGGGAATACCAAGGAGAAGGCCAGGGAGAAGGTGGCGACGTAGTTATTCAAGCATTAAATAATCTACAAACCACAATTCAAAATAATGCATACATAACAATATTACAAGATAATTTGAATATTGATATAAATAATAATCTTAGTATTACTACTCAGAACGGTGGTCAAGATTTTAATTCAAATAAGGGAATAAAATTAACGACTAATGCAGCATTAGATATTGCGACCACTGGGGCCATAAGGGTGGGGTCAAATAGTAATATTGATATATCGGCACAATCAAATATAAATCTATGCACCTCTAGCGCAATTGGCATAAATTCTGCAACAGATATATTAGTCGAATCCGGAAGTAGTTTTCAAGTCGGCACCCCCTTAATTATTTTACAAGGAAGCAATATGGTAGGTATAAATGGTGGCGGAGGAATTATATCAGCACAATCAAATACCGTAGGAATAAATGGCGGTGGTGGAACAGTTATAGCATCTGGTGGCAATGTAGATTTGAATGGATCTGGGGTAGTCCCCACACCCGCTGCACCTGCAACACCACCTACACCACAAGCTCCTTGGCCGGCAGCTATGTCACCCGTTGCAGAAGTAAAGCCATTAAATAATAAAATTAATGTGTTGCCAGATTGGACAACATCTCTGTCATACCCTGCGTGGCAACCAAATATTGCATATAACCAAGGAACTATTGTAACATATCAATTACAAACTTATCAAGCATTAGTGAATATCCCAAACAATGTATCCACTTTTAATTCACAGCAATGGCAAATATATATTCCAATTGATAAATTTGTAAGAAATTCAGAAGCATTCCTCACAACAGTTAGTCGATTGCCGACATTCGAGCCGTGCCCAGAAAATATCGGAACAAAACTATCAACGATAGCTGGTAATATTGCACCACAAACAAGTGTATATGTTGGATCAGCCAATAATCCAGATGCAACTACTCCACCACCCGATGATACACAACCTGGAGCAAGTAATACAAGTGTACAAAGTGATGGGCCGACTGCTACGACAGTAATCACTAATTCAGGTAGTAATTTTACCACTGTAGTTCAACAATTAATTATCTATCACGAGGCTTCAATACCGCATTCATATTTAGATACAAAAAATAATCCAACTGGTGGAATTGGACATTTAATGACGCCATCTGAAATTGCATTATATCCAGCTTATACACAACAATATTGGAATGCCAATTCTGGAACACCAATTCCTCTAACTGTAAGAAATGCATGGTTTGCATCTAATTTAGCATCAGTAGTCGCAGGAGCAATTAGTCAGCTTGGTAATGCTTGTTGGGATGCCCTTAATGATAATCGAAAAGCAGCTTACTGTGACATTTTATATAATATTGGGTCCGGATCCGTATCAAAGGTTCAAAAAAGATTCCCTGGTCTTATAGCAGCATTACAAGCTGGAGATTATACTACTGCTGGATCATTAATCGGTAATAACCAATGGTGGAAAGGTTATGTAAAAAATCGAGCAGTTGAAGATGGACAAATTATGACTACTGGCGTAATGTTACCAGTAGTATTAAAAATTCAAATAGTGTGAACTACCTGTGGACTAAAGATCCACAGGCTTCCTGTTTCAATGTATCCTTATAAATTTTAAAATCATCATCAAAATACCGGTGATAAATAAGATAATAGAATATAAAAAGAGAATTATCTTATGGCTAATCCCGGAACCGTTCAAAATAATTTAATTACACCGCCACCGTATTTCATTGGGTTTAATACTATTGATCAACCTACGCCACCGTATAGTTTAACCAATCTAGAATTAATAAAAAGGGATTTATTAAACCAATTTATGACTGTGCCTGGTGAAAGAGTAATGTTGCCAAATTTTGGGTCGAACATTCCACTATATGTAATGGATCCATTAGATGAAATCACCCAAGACAATATTAGAAATGATGCCATCAATATTATCAACAATGAACCCCGTGTTCGTTTAGTTGATTTACAAATGTATTCGCAGGACCAAGCAATAAATATCGTCATAACTTTGATGTTTTTACCCGAAAGTATCCAAGATAATTTATTCTTGACATTTACTACTGAAAGTGCAGAATCATTTTAATAGGAAAATAATGAATAGAATTGTAAATTATATCTGGATTTTAGATCCGCAAATAAAGGAATTATCATAATGTCTGCATCAATTCGTCAAAATAATTTATTTGCCGGTGAATATTATCAGGTCGTATTTCAGGCATATTCTCAAATAGATTATACCGCTTATGATTTCGATACATTAAAACAGGCACTCGTAAATTATATACAGACATATTATTCTGAAAATTTTTCCGACTGGACAGAATCATCCGAATTTATTGCGTTAATAGAATTAATTGCGTATTTAGGAACAAGTTTAGCATTCAGAACTGATCTAAATAGCAGAGAAAATTTTATCGATACCGCCGAACGAAGAGAAAGTATTATTCGTCTGGCAAGAATGGTTAACTATGTTCCAAGTAGAAATCTTGCAGCCAATGGATTATTTAAATTTTCAGCAGTTCAAACTAATCAAGTTACAGTAGATACCAATGGCAATCAAATAACAAATTCGACAATTTTTTGGAATGATCCAAATAATGTAAATTGGTTTGATCAATTTATCCAAATTTTAAATCAAGCATTTAATTCAACTAACCCATTCGGAAATCCATCACAATCTGGCATAATTGGGAATATACCAACTGATTTATATGCGCTGAATAGTGTATTAATGCAGAATGTTACTTACCCTATCACTGTGCCTATTAATGGACAGACATTTCCGATTGATGTAGTTAATCCTAATTTCGATTCAATGCAATTCTTTGAAAGAGATCCTGATCCAAATAATCAAATGAATTTTATTTATCGAAATGATAATCTCGGTGTGAATTCTAATAATACTGGATTTTTCTTCTATTTTAGACAAGGGACTTTAACCAACATTGATTCAAATTTTCAATTTCCTATTCCAAATCGATTATTTGAAATTGCTAATCAAAATATAAATAATACCGATGTTTATGTTCAGTCAACTGATGACAATGGTAATGTTTTAGCTCAATGGCAAATGGTTCCGCAACTTGCTGGTCAAAATATTATCTATAACAGCATCCAGTATGGACAACGAAATATTTTTGATGTAATAAGTGGATTGAATGATACAATAACAATTAGATTCCCCGATGGAAATTTTGGAAATGTCCCAACTGGATTATTTAGATTTTGGGTTCGAGTTAGTGCCAATCAAAATTTAATTATTCGTCCGGAAAATGCACAAGGTCTGCAAATTGCAATTCCTTACTATGGAACTGACGGAGTAATTTATAATTTAACAGTTACATTTGATTTAGAGTATACAGTCAATAATGCATCACCGTCTGAAACTAATGATCAAATTAAGCAGAATGCACCAGCAGTATATTCTACACAAGACAGAATGGTAAATTCCAGCGATTATAATGTATTACCATTAGTCTATGGAAATCAAATTGATAAAATTCAAGCCATTGATAGAACCTTCAGTGGTCAAAGTAGATATATCGATCCTACTGATCCTACCGGTTTCCATCGAGATTTACTTATATTCGGCCAAGATGGTGCCTTATACAGAGATGATGATAATCAACAAAGTATTATTACTCAGAATGGATCAAATTCTGGAAACATAGCATTACTAGTATTAAATCAAATCGAGAATCAATTACTAGATCCAAATTTGCAGAAATTTTTCTATGATGAATATTTAACTCAATTTGAATCTGTGGTGCGAGTAAATCCAACTACTCCAAATCCAACTGGATATTCATTGTTAGATTTAACTAATCCAAATTATGGAATGCCTATATTTTGGAAAACAAGTCCCACAACATTTAGAAACACAACAGGGTATTTTGTAAACTCAAATGGAGCATATGTTTTATTAGCAAATCTGACAGGGTTTACGCCGTATAGCTTCATTACTACTGGATCAATTGTTGAATTCGCAAGCTCTACGTTGACTGATGGTGATTGGGTTCCAAATTATAGTACGCAAGTTGCTGCACCAGTTAATAGTGTAATTCAAAATGGTCAACCATTGGATCCAACGGTAAGTAACATAGGGCCAGTTGAACTTGGAATACAAGTCCAGAATTTATACGAAGCAGTAATGGTATATCCTGCATTTAGGACCGCATTGAATCAAACTGAAATTAATAATATCAATGCAGCAATTACGAATGGTATTTCGTTCTGGATATATTACGATTTAATTAACGATGTATGGGGAGTTTCTACCTTTGTAGGATTAGTTACTAATCCAACACAGCAACCATTCATATATCCACCACCATTACCAAGTAGTATATATTCGAATTTCTCAGTAGCTCCGAATTCGTGGATGATGTATGTTCAAATCACAAGCAATAATCAAACTGGGTTTTCGACATTCACCATTACAAATAGGGGCAGAGTATTTGTGTTTGAATCATACCGAAATGTAAGATTCTTCTGGGAACCGAATCAAATTATTATTGATAATACTACTGGATTAGCATTACAAGATACTATCGAAATTATGCCGTGGATAAACACAAATAGCACTGTCGATAATAATAATCCGGGCGGTGTTGAAAATAATTTAATACCCGACACTCCGCAAGATCAGAAACCATTTTTAGAAGTGCCAGTAACTTTTAACATATCTGGAGTATTTATTGATGATGACGGATATCAAGATCCATCGAAAGTTCAGGTATCATTAGTTGACAATAATGGTGATAATATTCCGGATCAGCCAAATGGGTTTGATCTGATTGTGTCGACCACTGATACAATTGTGTTTGAATATTATCAAGATGAAGTCACTTCATATGAAGGCACTAGACCTTGGATTGCTTCTTGGGGTCAAGAATTACAAAATATTACAGGAAATATGTATGTTCATTTTCCTGTAGATCCATTAGATCCAACACAATTGTATGGTCCACCATTTATATCAAATAGTCCGACATTAGCAGATCCATCTAATCCGAGCACATTCAATGGTACGATTTTATATATGGACGAAGTTGATTTAGTATTCTTAAATAGTGATATTCAATTAGAATTTGGTAACGGATATCCTATAACAATTGCTAATCAGATATCTGCGTTCTTTAATGGACCCACCGCTAATTCATTATCCGCATATCCATGGTTGGCAGGGACAGCTGATGTAGCAAATAAACAAACCATTATCAACACATATTTTTTAAGTAAATCATTCTTCATTACATATGACCAATTTGGTAATTTATATCAGCCAGGGTATGGAGTTTATAAGATATTAGAATTTCAAGCAACAAATAATATTAATGTATTTCCGACTGGACAAATTACAGTTGGTGCAACTGATCAAAATCATTTTGATAAAAATGGAAAAGTATTTACACAGAATGAATCTGTTCCTACTTTAAATCAACAACCATTTTATTTTAAATGGAGTCATTATTGTCCGATTGATCAAAGAATCGATCCAGCGCCATCTAATATTATCGATATGGTTGTATTGGTTGATTCGTATTATCAACAAATGCTAATTTGGAAAAGTCAAAATGGATCATTAGCAACAATGCCTGTGCCGCCGACTACTGAGGAATTAAGAACTAATTTTAGTAATTTAGATAATTATAAAATGGTGTCTGATGCAATGATTTGGAATTCGGGAACATTTAAAATATTATTTGGATCTCAAGCAGCACCTGAATTACAAGCATCATTCTTAGTAGTAAAGGCGCCAGGAACTAATGTATCGGATAATGTAGTAAAGACACAAGTGATACAAGCAATTGACGCATATTTTGCTATTCAGAATTGGGATTTTGGTGAAACATTCTATTATACTGAATTGGCAGCATATATACATCAACAATTATCTACCATAATAGGGTCTGTTGTTATCACACCAACAAACGCTTCGTCGACATTTGGAAATTTATTTGAAATTGTTGCAGGTCCAACTGAATTGTTTCTTAGTACGGCTTCGGTCGCAAATGTTCAGATAGTAAATAATCTTACAATGAGTAATTTAAATTAGGTTTAATCAATGGCAAATTCAGGACAACCAATTAACCAAAGTAATTTGAGTCAAGAAAATAGTTATATTAAATTCTTGCCAGGTGTATTCCAAACAGAGACTGAAAAACAGTTCTTTGATGCCACATTTGATCAAGTTTTTAGTCAAGATCAGAGTGAATTAATTACTGGTTATCTTGGTGAACGAGCTAGTGGTTATTATAATCCTATTTCTGATTACTATGTTTCGGAACCTACTAAAGACCGAACTGTTTGGCAATTGGAACCGACGTCATATGTTCGTGATGTTAATAATATAAGAGATAATATTTTCTTCTATGAAGATTTGTTGAATCAGCTTAAGTATTATGGAAGTGATATTTCAAATCAAGATAGATTATTTGAGTCAAAATATTATAGCTGGTGTCCACCAATTAATGTTGATATGTTTGTAAATTATCAAAATTATTACTGGGTTGAGCAGCGAATTCCTGCAATATCAATAACTGGTGGCACTGGGCATTCTCCTATCCTAGCATCTGATATATTAGGTCTGAATTCCTATACTACTCCTTCGACCGCAATTCCTCCAAATTTAACATTGCAGACTGGAATGAGAATTATATTAACACAGGATTCAAATTATCTACAGCCACATACCGTAGATAATATTGGAATTCCTGGTGGCATTCGTTTAGTGCCTGACTATCCAGATTATACAGCAAGAGGCCAATTTCAATTTTTACCATGGGATGGCACATTTCAGTTATCAAATGGCACCACCATAAACAACACAAAGTGGGATCAGTTACCTTGGGATGTTCAGGCAGTAGCCAGCACGGGTGATTACATTACAATTGATCGTAGTTCATTAGATCAGAATGCCTGGTCTAGAACAAATAAATGGTATAGTGTGGATGTAATTAACGCAACAATTGGATTAACAAATACCACTTGGCCTAGTGGTGCTATCAGAGCATCTCGACCAATTATACAATTTAACGCTGACCTAGAATTATTTGATGCTGGAACACAATTTAGATCAGATATAAATTATGGATTCACAATTGATCAAAATAATGCATCAGTTGAATTATCAACGTATCAATTACAGCCATTTACTCTTATTAATGATAATCTTTTAATAAGTTTAATGCCTGGTGACCTTGTTGTTTTCTTTAATGACAGTAATGGAATTACATTAGACCAGCCAGAATGGGATGTCGCTCCATGGGACTTTGTTATGGAAACAGATATCAGTTCTGCAGGCTTAAATCCAGACGATTTACCAAATGATTTGATAATTGATCCAGAAACCGGAATTGTATATGTAGTCGGTGTGTGGGATACAAGTGATGTCGAAACTAATATTGTAAATCAATATATTTTTCAAGTAGTGAGCACTACAGATAATTTAGCATTATTTTTACCATACACTAATTTTTCTACACCAGTATTGCCTGGTGATATAGTTCTTATTACTGAAAGTTCTGGAATAGCAAAAACACCATTAGCAGGCGAAACTTGGTATTATCAATATGGGACCTGGCAGGAAGTCGATAATGACAAATACAAATCAAATCAGCCGCCATTGTTTCAATTATTTGATTATAATTTTGTAAGACTAAATGATCCAAGTGTATATCCGAATAATAATTTTGCTGGCAGTGAAATATTCTCGTATCAGATTAACACAGAACCCGGTGCATTTGTAGATCCAATTTTAGGGTTTCCTATTGTGTATACTGGATTAGGTCAGGCTACTGATATTCTATTTGATAATGACTTGATGACTGAGAGATATACTTATAATAACGGGCAGTATCCAATATATGGATACTATTATTATAAGAGTTTAGGATATGACGATGTTCCTGCCACATATGGAAATGCATGGAATCCATACGAGCCGACAATTCCTTCCACTGGTGCTTGTTCTACAGTTACACCAGTATATACAAGTAAACAACGAGTAATTGATCAATATGTAGTTGGCTATAATTCAGTAGGGCCGCAATTTAATGTATCATTGGACCAATTATACATATTCGAATTAAGTGTAATACCATATGGATATGATGAAGGATGTTCCGACATAACTGTAATTGTAGATGGAACAATAATCAGTATTGCTAATTATGTTATTGCAAGAGAGATAAATGGAAATGTATATCTAGATTTGTCTTCATATTTAACACCATATATTGCTTCATTGCCACCAGGATCGCCACCACCAGTTGTTGAAGTGCAGACCTATACTCATGCACCATTAAAATCTGCGGCACCAGGGTATTTTGAAATACCTCAACAATTAAGTGCTAATCCAAATCAACAGGAAATATTTTCTATTTCCGGTAGTGACTTAAGTGAGCAATTTGTATCAATCATTCAAAATCAATTTGGCTTTACTGGAACTGCGTATGGCGGAACTAATAACTATAAAGATAGTCCACAGAATATTTCTTTAGGATCTTTTATTCTACAAAATAACGCACCATTATTAAAAACAATGTTAATTTCATCAGCAGATGATTTGGATATTATTAATTCGGTGAGATTTAGTGAACTACAATACACTAATTTTAAAACGAAATATTTAAATACCGCAAAGCAATTAATAAACCAAAAATTTACACCTGCTCAAATTCAAAATAATGAAGTTGTAATTAGTTATTGGGTAGATCAAATATTTGCTATATTGAATATTTCTAAAGAATTTTCAAATTCATTCGCATATTCATTTATGGTTGCAGCTAGTGCAGTGTTCGCATCCGAATCAGACATTGTTCCAGCAGTCGATCCACATAATTCTGGGTATTCATTGCCTTTACAATTAAACACTTACATTGACACTTCCGATCCAAGAAATATCATCTATTTCTATGATACCACTGGTTCAGCACCCGGCGATGAAAGATTATTATTAATTGGTTATGATTATTTGCTTACTCAGCCAACAACCTCTTCACCTATTACAGTAGTATTCAATCTTAATAGTGTCGATGTTGGTGATTCGATATTTGTTGAATTTTATCAAAATCCACTACCTACATATGTTCCTTCTACACCAAGTAAAATTGGAACATATATGACATATGAACCACAAATTGTATTAGATACATCATACGCAATTCCTACAAATGTTATAGTCGGCCACGATGGATCAAGAACAGTTGTATTTGGCGATTATAGAGATCAATTATTACTTGAACTTGAAAAACGCATATTCAATGGTATAAATTTCTTATTTAGAAATCAATATAACATTCCTTTAGATTTAGCACAAATCAAACCTGGATATTTTAGAGAAACGAGATACCCACGACAAGAATATTTGTCAATCACCGAATCATATTTAAATAAATGGTCTGCAAAGTATGGTGTTGATTATCGCCAAAATGAGTATTCTACATTTTCACTATTGGTGCCTTCTGGTCAGCAATGGATGCTATGGAATTATACTTCTGCCGTAAATGTTAGTGATGTTCCATTAAATCTTCCAGGTAATTGGAGAGGAATTTTTTATTGGTATTATGATACCATTTATCCAGACACAAATCCATGGGAAATGTTGGGATTTTCACAAATGCCGAGTTGGTGGATAACACAATATGGGTCAAATTGGAGCTCGACTAATACTGGATTGTGGAATGATTTACAAGCAGGTATTATTAGACAAGGTCCTCGAGCAATTATTGATCCAGTGACAATGGACCCATTACCGAATGAATTATGGGCTAGACCTGGTTTATCATCAATCATCCCCGTGGATAGTGCCGGAAATATAAGACCTGTTCCAACCATATTCAATGTCGCAGTAGCAAGTAATTATGAACCATTTGAAGGATTTATGGATCCATGGGTGTATGGTGATGGATCTCCAGTGGAACAGGCATGGTATAATAGCTCTGATTACCCATTTAGTGTTCAGGAATTTTTATACTTAATGAATCCATCACAATTTGGTGAATTATATTGGGATACCATTGGAACTGAATATATGCCAAGTGGCCAATATGTTCAAAATAGCACATATCTTCCTTATGATTTTTATGTTCAAGTTGATGATTATTTTCAAAATGGTGCTATAGGTTCTGGCGACCCGTATTTTTCCTGGATGAGACCAAAGAATTCTGATCAGATTGTTCATGCAGAAACATTACCGGACGGGACTATTACCATAAGATTCGGATACCAAAGATGGATTAGTGATTATCTATTATACTTAGGCGAAGATATAACTCAGTATTTTGGACAAAAAATTCGAACACTAGATGTGAATCTTGCTAATAAATTTGCAGGATTCACAAACCAATCAACATGCACTGTTTATCTCGAATCTGTTTCTCCAGGCACAAGTAGCACCAGTCTCTCAGTGCCATTGAATAATTTCGAAGTTGACTTACATACAAGCAACCCGATTGCGACATATTCCTATAGTGGCGTGATAATAAGAGCATTAGCGAATGGAACATTCGCAGTTTATGGGTACGATTTAGTAAATTCAGAATTTACTATTTACACTCGTCAGCCTGGTAGTTCGCAACAAATTACTATAGGTGGACAACCTGCAACCTGGACGTATTTTCAAACTGGTGCATCATATAATCCTGGCAATATAGTAAGATACAATGGTGCGTATTATGAGAGTAATTATGCTCAAGTAAATGTTTCATCCTTTAATGCATTATTATGGACAAAATTGGGTGCATTACCAACTGTTGGTGGAGTGACAGTATCTTATAACCCAAATCCTTCGACTACAATAATGAAAATCCAATACGGGACTGTGTTAGCGAATGTGCAGGCCGTGTTTGATTTCTTAATTGGATGGGGAGATTTCTTATCTGCCCAAGGTTGGGATTTTACAGTTGTTGATCCTACAACTTCGATGATTAGTGATTGGTTATATTCTGCAAAACAATTCTTGTTTTGGATTAATTCGAGTTGGGCACCAGATGCATCAATTCAACTTAGTCCATTGGCAAATGTAGCATCAATCACAGTCGCTCAAGGGTATCCTGATAATGTAGAAAAAATATCAAATGGCGTATATAGCATATTAAACCAATATGGTGTTGCTATTAGTCCATCTGAAACAACCATAAATAGAAGCGGGCAGACAATTACTGTAACACCAAGTGATTTAACTGCCGGTGGAATTTTCTATTTACAAGTTAGCGCAATTGAAATAGAACACATATTAATATTTGATAATGAAACTGATTTTAATGATATAATTTATGATCCATTGTTACAATCAAGACAGTTAAGATTATTATTCAATGGTTTCAGAAGTGGTAATTGGTATGGAAAAATGGAAGCACCTGGTTATATTATTCTGGATAACCAATTACTGCCAAATTACAACACATTAGTGGATAACATTAGATATTTCTATGACCCAAATGTTCAAATTGATAATCCAAGTGCAGAAGCATTAGCTAGACACCTAATTGGATTTCAGAATATTGATTATTTAGATAACTTAGAATTAAGTAACGATATTCAATATCTATTTTATCAAGGCGCTATTAGACAAAAAGGGACAATTCAGTCATTTGATAAATTATTCAGATGTAATACTGCGTTTGGTAATTTTAATAATGTTACCACTAACGAATCTGTAAGCATATACGAAGAATGGGCATTATTGCTTGGCGAATTTGGTAATACAATTCAACAAGTCTCAACTGAATTTATTTTGGAACCAATACCAAATGCTGGTAATGTAATTGTCGCAAGATTAAATTATGTTCCGAATGTAATAGGATTTGTTCAAAGCATTTATATTTTAAATGCTCAGAATAGTTACACAACTCCACCATTGATTATTATCGGCGCACCAGATGTGTCGCCAGACGATCCAAGATTGTTATATCCGATTAGACAGGCAACTGCTTACGCAATATTAAATTCCTCTACTGGTACGATAGCAAGAATTGATATTTCTGACCCAGGATATGGATATACTTATGATCCATTAGTGACAATAAATGCAGGGTCGGCTCCTTCAAATCTTGATATATTATATTCAATCTATCAAGGTGAAATAATTAATGATACTCCTGTAAATAATATTATTGATATTGATATTGATGAAACTAATGTGTGGACTGTAAGGCCGCCAGAGCCAGAATACACATTAGTATTTCCTACAACTGACAACATTTATTATGATATTCCAAATGCAGGATATGCTAACCGAAATGATGTAACTTGGCTAACTTTTAATTTCAATTCTGCCTTTACAAATTGGAATACACCAGTATTAAACCCTATTGAAGGTCAGACAGTATGGATTGCTAGTAATTCGAATTTAGACTGGGGTATTTATAAGTTAGTTTCCTATGATGCTACTATTGCTCAAAGTCGTTGGGACCAATTTTTACAACCGCCATTTATCGATGAAGATCAGCCGTGGGATACAATATTTGCCGTTGATCCATCAATTCCTATCACAAATAATGAAGTAACACTATGGGATCAAGGATTTGTATTTAATACTGATTCATCCGGTAATTTAATATTGAGTGTTATTGGTATTGATCTGATAGCAGCCAATGATATTAATCTAGTATCATTACAATATGTAGTGACAGGCTCCCCGGAACCAATTTATTCCTACCTGGTATCATTACAGTCGCTCGGGACAAGTGTGACTACTCAGCAAGTGACTATTGTTGACGATTCACTGGATTCGAATACATATAATGTAGTATTAACTTGGAATAATTATTCATTATTAGATAGTTCTGGAAATCCATTAGACTCTACACAATTAGCAGAATATCAATTTATAAATTCATTATTGGTTTTCAAGTCAATGAGATTTATGACTTTGCCATCAACTTTTCCATATTATGTTGAAAATAATGATAAAGTGTGGATTGATATCGATCCGAATAGTAAATGGGGAGTTTACACTATTTCTTTAAATAGCATCAGTGCAACTGTTCCAACTTTATATAGGGAGCAAGAGCCATTAATTGATACTTCATTGTTCTTGAATGCACAAATTTATCAATTTAAAACAGAGTTGCAGGAAATATTGCTACCCGTGTATGATCCATTTAGAGGTATATTACCAAACTTGGCCAGACAAAATATTACATATTTTTCATTTCAGGATCCTGCAAGATATAATATTACTTCGAATCCAAGATTATATAGTTCGAGTATAACTTTTGGACCAACGCAAGTGGGTCAATTGTGGTGGGATTTTACAAATTGCCGATATTTTTATTATGAACAACCAATTGCGTTAGATGGATCGGAGACTTCAACTGATAACTTAGTCTATATAAGAAATAATTGGGGTCAATTATTTCCAGGCTCATCAATAGACATCTATGAATGGGTTGAAAGCACTGTTACGCCGGATCAATATACTGGACCTGGGACACCGAGATCGACATCTGATGCAGTTCAGATAACAACTTTTAATTCAGCAACCAATATTTTTGTAACACTTTATTATTTCTGGGTTTTAAATACTACCAATCAGCCAAACTTACAGAATAGAACATTACCTGCGATTCAGGTTTCAAATTTATTAACTAATCCAAATACTCAGGGTTATACATATTTTGCGCCTATCCAACAAACTAGTATAAATAACTCTTACCTATTTTATAATGTTCAAGACATATTAATTTATCAAGGAAACAATGTTCAAGTTCAATATAGAACATCACAAAGAGACGACCAAAAACATACCCAATGGGGATTATATAGAGAAAATGATGTAAACTCATTAATACCTGTAGGTTATTGGAATAAATTTGTCGATAGTATTTGTGGCTACACAGACGTATTGCCAGTGTCTGATAATTATAGTAACGGCATTATAATTGGTAATTTTAATCCATGGGACACTGCACCCTGGGATATTTCACCGTGGGATGATGCCACTTCGAGCACAATTCCAGTTTATGGAAAAATATTCCCTGTTCCAGATCCATCATTAAGTGATGCTGAAAAATATGGTGTTCAATATCGTCCAAGACAAGGTATGTTCCGAAATATTTACGCCGCAAGAAAAATTTTCTATCAGGCAGTAAATGCATTATTATTGAACATACCTATTCGTGATACAAACCCGGGATGGAATGATAATATATTAACTGACAACTATTGGACCTATGTAAACTGGTATGCTCCTGGATACGCAAATGTTAAACCACAAGTTCAATATCAAACCTTAGCCGAAGCTAATGCAGCCTTATTGGCCGGAGATTTAACCCTGAATGAAATTGTTATTGTTATACAAGGCACAAGTGAACCAGTAGTTGCTGATCAGAGATATGCATTATATGTGGTAGCAAATAGTTCAGCAAACTCTCTTTATTTAGAATTAATTGGATATGAATTAAGCGCCATTCAAATATTGCCAACCATTTACACTGATAAATTTATATATGAATTATCTACTGAATTAAGACAAATACTGTATGCATTATATACTGAAGTGTTTGTTGAAAGTAATTTAGTTGACACAAATCTATTATTTTTCTCAATGTTAAATTATGTGTTAAGTGAGCAAAAAAATCCAAATTGGGTATTTAAAACATCATATATTTACATTAAAGAAAATGATATTCCATTGACTCAGACAAAATTCTATGTGCCTGATGAGATTACTAATATTATTGGATATATTAATGATGTTAAGCCTTACCATACTCAAATTAGAGACTATTTAGAAAGCTATACTAATTTAGATTTAGCACAAGGAACTGCGATTGATACACTAAATCAACAAATTACTCTATCATTTGGGCCTGGTGGCGGCGATGAATGGCCAGCAGAGTGGGACACTGAACTTGATACATCCGAGGGTCATTTATGGGATACTAATGGATGGGATTCTGGAATGCCAACCTGGGTAGGATTATATGGAAATGTATTAGACGCAGAAACTTTTGTAACCACAATTCAGCAATATGTGTCTGATGAAACTATCTATCAAATTTCATTGACTACTTATGATCCAAGTAAGAAAGGTGCATCACAATTATATCCTTATACATTTAGCTTATTGGGAACTATGCCATTTGTGGTTCCTACAAATATAATAGCAATTCAAATTGTAGATATAATTTTATTATATGGAAAGGATTATTATGTTGAATTGAATACCGATGATACTTATACTGTATATTTCTATAGTGATCCGATGAATACTGTTATTAATCCATCACAAATACCCCCGGTTGCGTATGTGTTATTTGATAGTGGAAGTTTTGCTACACTTGGATTTAATCCTTATAGAAATGAAATTGTTTCAGGATCTTCAAGAGATAATTTAGTAATTAATGTCGATACTGAATTTGTAGTGAATCAAATTGGCGGCGGAATGTCAATAATAAATCAAACTTGGGATTTATCAGATCCAGTAGTTGAGAATATATTATCAGAAAATAGCATCGAATACGGATGGGATAGTAGCACTTATTGGGATCAAGATTCAATTAATTTAATTGTTAATCTTCCATATTATATTAGTTCTAAAGAAAATACAGGATCAGGTAATGTTGCATTCTATAGAAATAATAATTCAGTTGCCGGCGTATTATTAAGTGGAAAAGACCATAGTGGTAATCCAACTACCCCGGCTATAGCACCAACGACTGCATCATTCCAGGTTCAGTCCCCGAATGTATTTCAGTCACCGACAACTACGACACCAGGTGCATTATGGATTGGCGGCGAGAGAATTGAGTATAGAAGTAAAGTTGAAATTTCAAGCAATGTATGGGAATTTGGCACATTGATAAGAGGGACTAATGGAACAGCACCAGATGACCATATAGCAGATAGCTCCACCAATGTGTATGCCGAATTGGGTCAAAATTTCCCACCTGATTCAAATGATGTTATATGGAATCTTGCTAATCCAACTGTTGATGTTGTTTCTTTAGGCGGTCTATGGTGGGCCCAGACACCTCAAGCTATATTCTTGAAACAAGGGCCGGGACAGATTATACAATGACTATTTTATAGGTATTTAATTTAATGATAAATATTAACAACGATAAACCAAAAACTAAATCTCCAGGGCCGGTTGATACCGTAAATGTAAATCCACAAGCCCATATCTTAATAAAAGATCGAGATACGAATAAAATTATACTAAACAAAAGAGGGTGAAATGCTAACTGATTTAATTTCATATGCACTAAAAGGGCACTTAACAATAAAAGACAAGGATACAGGTGAAATTTTACTTGATCAGCATAATGATATATTGTATGGTAATATGTCTGAAGTAATTGCGCAGGCACTTGTTGGAAATGGAAATGCTTTTCTTGCATATATGGGTTTCGGTAACGGCGGCGCCTATATAGACCCATCTGGTAATATTGTGTATAAACCATCATTGGGTGGCGCAAATAGTCTGGTAAAAAATCCAAACGCAAATTTGTATAATACAGTTTATGTGAAATTGCTATCTAATGATTCAACTGGATCATCGTCTTATAATCCGAATTCAGTAGCGTATGTTGCACCCGATAATCCTGCGGTAAATTATGAAGATATAATAGTGAATGTAATTTTAGACTATTCAGAACCACCTACTGCTATAACTACTGGAACAGCAATAACACAGACTGTATTGGATAATTCATCATTTGTAGGAACGGCTTCTACACCAAATCCGTTGCCATCAACCTTTGATCCAACAACACTGGTATTTAATGAAATTGCGCTATATGTAGGTTCTGATAATATTTTTTCTGGCCAATCGACCGCAACAATACAAGACGTTGATAATTTTGTTAATACAGGAACAAATTTCTCAACTATACCAGGAACTCATACAAAAACAATGATTACACATATTGTGTTTTCTCCCATACAGAAGTCGCGGCAACCGTCGGCATTGAAATCCGGTTATACTATTCGCATACAAATGGGACCACTTTCATCATAAAACCCGGTGATAAATAATGTAAAGAATAATGCGGAATATTTTAATATTCCGATAAATATAATATTAAGGAAATAAACAAATGCCATACCAAATACAGCAAGCAAATACAGGCTTATCACCAAGCGACAGAACAGTCACTATTCCAGATAACGCAATTGATACAAATTATTATGACTCAGTAAATCAAGTTGGTGTCCAGTTTGTTGGCCGAAATGCGATCGACTATGGTGCTGCAATAGCACAAAATTTCTTACAAATGTTAGAAAATTTTGCCGGGCCTGCACTACCAAGTGCGTCTTGGACACAGCAAGGCCAATTATTTTTCAACACTACAAATCAAACCATGTATGTGAAGTTTCAAACTACTGGTTCTCCTGAATCTGCAAATTGGATGTCATTAGCATCCATTAGTTCAACTGGCAATGCTAATATTCCTGGAAACTTAATAGTTGGCGGTGGCGTAACGGTTACAGGTAATATTAATGCCACCAATGGTATCTTTACAGGAAATATGGCCTCGACAAGTGCTACTATTTCAGGTAATTTGATTGCTAATTCAATTGGATCAAGTGGACAGCCAGTAGCTGATATTTTTGCTACTAATATATTTGGTGGAACATTTTACGGTGTAGCAACATCAGCTGACTATTCCGACTTAGCAGAAAGATATGCTGCCGATAAACCAATGAAATCAGGAACTGTGGTGGCACTTGGTGGCGAAGCTGAAATTACAAGAACTACTGAACAAGGTGATAAGAATGTATTCGGTGTAGTTAGTACGGCCCCTGGATTCATGTTAAATGCCAAAGCTGGCAATGACGATACACATCCATATGTAGCATTAAGTGGCCGAGTACCTGTTTATGTTACTGGAAAAGCGAAAAAGGGATGGAGATTAGTAGCTAGTAAAACACCTGGAGTAGCCGAAGCTGTTAATCCTACTGATTTACATCTATATAGTTCAGTTCAAATTATTGGTCGTGCTCTTGAAGATAAATTAACAGACAAATTAGGACAATTACTAGCAGTAGTGGGCGTTAAATAATTTAATTACAGGAATAAGGCAAGATGGCATATCAAACATCGGGACTGATTGAAGCAACTGATTACAATGGGTTTGTTTCCCAAATAAATGAAATTTTTGCTGATACTAATCAAGGGTCAACAATTCAGTCTCAGGCCGATTATGGATATGGCCAGACAGCATTAACCACTGTAGCTGCTAGTTCAATAGTCACTGCTGCGGAATGGTCGTCATTATTTAGTGCTGTAACTAATTCCGGCATACACCAGGGAACAAGCACTTCACCAATTCCATCTGCCGCTGCTCCTGGACAATTAATCGTAGCATACAATAATGTCAGCACCCACACTTTATCTCAAATTATTAGTAGCTTAGGAACTAATCGACTGAATGTTGCCGGCGGACAGTTGGCATCTCAATCTGAACCGGCGGCAACATATAGCACTTCGTGGTCTACTCCTGGGTTAGCATATAACTGGCAAATAGATTTTGGATCTTGGAATAATGCAAGATATTTCTTTAATCTTGGAGGATCAGTAACACTTGGTGCTTCAATGACGGTTGGGACTAGTGATCCAGAAGATTTGTTTTGGCAAACATTAATTGGCGATATGGGGACTGTTAGTTTTAATTCTACATCTACAACATCTACAGGAAGTGGGTTAAATTCGAGCATTGGATTTTATGGTTTAACAACTACTCCTCAGGAAGTATTTTTCAATGTGCCGAGTCTGAGTTCTGCGTATCCAAATAATTTTATTGCTGTGACCGCAAGTTTAAATTCAACTGCCGGGACTGATGGTAAAATAAATTTTGTATTCTATTTAGTAAATTCATATTCTGCTACATTCGATGGAACAGTAACAGCAAATGTCGGGTATGTAAAATCAGCAGGGGTAGTTCCGTATCCTGGAACTACAACATATAATGCTGGTAGTTTTTCTATATCATTTACACCACCAGCTTCCCCGGTAACAAATCCATTATCGATCGTAGTGGCACCTCTGAGTATATCTGATGTGATTACTGGTGCAGGAACTGCTACTACTGGTAATGTTACAGTGACGCCGACTGGTGGAACAACTCCATATACGTTTGCATGGTCAGATATTGGATCATCGGGTTCAGTAACCAGTGCTGCGGTTACTGCTGGTGGCACTGGGTACACTGTTGCGCCTACAGTAGGATTTACTGGGGGAGGTGGAACTGGAGCTTCGGCAACTGCATCTATAACTGCGTCATCAATAAATGATGGAACTGAAGGTATATTTGCATTAGGTAATGGAACTACAACTACCAATAAATATACCTTCTCTAGCGATGCAGTTGCTTCTGGAACAGCACTATTGGCTGCATTAACTTATGGACAGGCAACTGGTAATTCTATCTCTGGTATATTTGGAATAGGTAATTCCACCGTAACTACCAACAAATATACATATTCCGGGGATACTGTTATTTCGGCAACTTCACTGTCAAATATATCATTAGACAGCGCAGCTACTGGCAACGCCACGGTGGGAATATTTCCATTTGGTATTAGTGAGCTTGGAACTAATAAATACACCTATTCCGGCGACCTTGTTACAACTGGGCATACGTTAAGTTCATTTATGAATTTTGGTGCCGCAACTGGTAACTCAGCAATAGGTGTATTTGCTTTAGGAAATAGCTCAACTGTCACCTCAATTTACACATATTCAAGTGATACATCAAGAAGTGGTACAGTACTTTTATATGCACCGAACGCCGCTGGTAGCTCAGCTTCAGGTAATTCGAATATTGGTATATTTGTCGGGAATTCTTCAACTAGTATATATAATTACAATGCCGATACAGTAATACCAGGATCATCATTATCGGCTTCTTTAATTGCAGGCGCAGCAACTGGTAATTCTACTGAAGGTATATTTGCATTAGGGAATTCTGGAGCAGTCACAAATAAATATATGTATGCAAGTGGTATTGTTTCTACTGCTACATCATTAGCCGCATCAATGACAAATAGTGGTGCCGCATCAAGTAATGGTATTGCTGCTGTAACAATTCCACTGCCGCCACTGGTAGCCAATACAATGGCATTATTTGCATTGAATCATTTAACTGTAGTTACAAATAAATATTTCTATTCTGGAAATATTGTTGTTACAGGCTCAAATTTAAGTGTTACTAATTTCCACGCCGCAGCGGGAAATTCAACAGTAGGTATTTTCAATGAGACTTCAGTTGGCTCTACTTCAAAATATACCTACTCCGGTGATGTTGTTACGTCTGGTGCCTCACTACCTGGATCAGGAACTGGAGCAGCAACTGGTAATTCAACAGTAGGTATTTTCGCACTAGGATCTACAACTACTTCAAAATATACCTACTCTGGTGATGTTGTTACATCTGGAACTGTTTTGACAGGCAACCTTGAAGACGGAGCAGCAACAAGTAATTCAACTGAGGCTATATTTGCATTGGGTGTAGGAACAATTCCATCGACCACTACAAATAAATATACCTACTCTGGTGATGTTGTAGCTGCAGGAACCTCACTATTGTCAGCACTGACTAATCCAATGGCAACGGGAAATTCAACAGTAGGTATATTTGCCTATGGTAATGCGACATTTACTACTAATAAATATACCTATTCTGGTGATGTTGTAGCTGCTGCTACTAATCTAACATTTCATACCGCCGGTGGATGTGCTTCTGGAAATGGATTGACTGGCATATTTGCATCAGACAGCGCCTCTGGAAATGTAACAAACGTATATACTTATTCTGGTGATACTGTTGCTGTAGGAACTTCATTTACCCAAGGAACTAATAACGGTAGTGGAACATCAAACGGCCAAGGCTCCCCAACTGGATATGTATCATCAATATTCATTACTGCTGGCGGATCTGGTTATACTTCTGCTCCTACCATTGGGTTAAGTGGCGGAGGCGGAACTGGTGCTGCCGCGACAGCAACAATTTCAAGTGTTGCTAATACTGTCAATTTTAGTAATCCATCTGGATCAATTTCACCACCGACAACCACTAATGCGGTAACTACATTCTATCAGACATTAACTTCTGGCGAAATATTAACTGGAACTGCTCAAGTATTAGTTACTGATAGCACACTACCAACTGCACAAACCGCAACACAAAATGTCAACTGGAGCTTAACGAGCAATACACCAAGTTCACTTTCGGCGGTATGTGTTCCTAGTTCTATAAATAGAACTCAGACTAACAATGGAACCTTTTCAAGTAATAGTGTTACCTGTAATGTATCCGGTGGTATTTCTCCCTATACATATGCGTGGATAAATAATGGATCAGGAATTGTAACTATTTCTCCATTGAATACTGCGACAGTTAATATAACATCAGCAGTGATTCCTATCAGCACAACAAATTCTGGTACTATCACTTGTACAGTAACCGATAGTGCTACACCAACCCCAAATACGACACCAGCTACCCTTTCATATAGCTATACGAACAGTCCGTCATCAGTTCCTTTAACTTTAGGGAGTTATACTGTATCTCCATATGATGTTACTATTAGTGGTTCATCAGTTGGCCAGCAAGCATTTACCACTCCAGGGACCTATGATTGGGTATGCCCGCCAGGAGTAACTTCCGTATCAGTAGTCGCAGTTGGTGCTGGCGGTGCTGGTGCCGTTGTTGCTGGCGTTAGTATTGGCGGCGCCGGCGGCGGATTAGGTTATGTAAATAATCTTACTGTAGTTCCCGGAAATACATATACCGTAGTTGTCGGCGCCGGTGGCGTTTGGATGGGTGCCAATGGTGGAGATAGTAGTTTTAATACTACTTCAGTTATCGGCGGCGGCGGACATACTGGATCTACTTCATCAAGTGCCTTTACAGGGACTGGTGGCGGAAATGGCGGTGGTGGTGGATATGGCGGTATTAGTAATGATGGTGGTGGTGGCGGTGCAGGTGGATATTCTGGGGCAGGTGGCGCTGGTGGAAACTATGGCGGAACTGGTGCTAGTGGCCTTGGTGGTGGCGCTGGCGGCGGTGGCATTGCTAATTATGCAGGTGGTGGTGTCGGATTACTAGGACAAGGCACATCCGGACTTGGTGGCGGAATAAGCACAAGTGATAATGGCGCTGGTGGATCTGGTGGCGATAATGGTTTAGGTACTTACGGTGGAAATTATGGCGGCGGCGGCACTAATGAGCCCGGTGGTAGCGGAGCAGTCCGAGTTATCTGGCCAGGAAACACTCGATTATTCCCAGCTACTAATACAGCAGATCAACCTGCAGGAACTGCAACCGGCCCGATTGAATCAATAACAGCATCTGGTGGTGTTCCTCCATATACATTTACCTGGACATCACCAGCGGGTACATCAATTATTAATCAAACCACTAGTGGCGGTGGAGCAACAGGAAATTGTCAAGTTCAGGCGGTATTATTACCTGGCCAGACCATAACTGGTTCATTGGCGACTTTAGTTACTGATTCAGTGAGTAATACAGCATCAAATAGCACATCATTATCAATGAATGCTACTGAGCCGTATCTTGCACCAACAGTGTATTATGTGGTAGCATCTGGGTCAAGTAATTGTAGCTTATCACCACCAGTAACTGGAAATTGTACTACAGTCCAGGTTCTTACAGCAACATTCAGTAGCGGAACTGATACTGGTATAACAAGTTTTGCAGGAAGTCCAGTCCCAACATTAACAATTAATGGAACTACTGCACCAGTTGGCGGAACAGTTAATTTAACAGGTTCGTGGTCAAGCCCTACAATTACTACTTCGGGCCCATCGGGTACATATACAATTACAATTACATTGGTTGCATATTTAATTGATACAGGAACTATGCCAAATACAACTGTAGGTCCTTACTCTAATACACAAACATTTACCTATACGCATAGTTAAACAAAAACCGCATTAAAATGCGGTTTTAATGTTTATATACGCAAGTATATGGTCAAAAATAAAGTAGCAAAATATCGCCTATTTTAGTGAATTACTTTTTAATCATTTCAAACATTTTTAGTAAAGCTTCGGCGTTGCCTTTAGCATCATCGACCGGATTATGAGTATGTTTAGTTTCACGCAAATGTGTGAATTTTGCTCGAGTATCACCTTTTATACCTTTATAGAATGATCCTATATTAAATGATGACCATCCAAAAGGATTTCGATTTAAAAATTTCCAAAAATAGAAATTTATATAAGCGGCATCAAATCCGTTATTATCTGAAAAAAGTATTGGGCGGCCTTCGATATTATCAGACAGCCATATTTCAAAATTCTGCATTGCATCTCGAGGTTCCGGAAACTTTAGTGTTTGGGCTCTTGTAAATCCAGAAATTCCCAGTGCTTCGGGAACCCATATATCACTTATTGGCTTTAATTCAGCATAGAAGGTTCTTTGTAATCCAGGTTCAACGATAACAGCACCAAAACTTATCATTGAGTGAATTCCAGGACAAGGCCCATCAGCTTCGATATCTACCGAAACATTACGACATTTCTTATTTAACATTTTTTATTTACTTTCTATTTTAATTTGGAATTACTTGTCCAGCCTGGCTATTTCTAAATGGAACTCGTGGAAGAATCAAATATTGTAATGCGATCGCACTCTTTGGATAATTTTGAAATAATACTTGGCGCATAGTAGATGCGGCGCTAAATCTAACCATAAAACTTGCTAGTCCAAGATTGGTTTCTCTATCAAATATTGTATATACAAGATTACCAATTGAGTTTTCAAATGTCTGAAACCAATACACATTCGCACCACCAAAATCACCATATGGTATAATATACCCTGCATTTATAGAATTAATTGTTGCCTGAACATTCGAATCTAATGCTACAGATCCATCTTCAGAATAACAACCAAATTCGTCAATACATTGATTTCTATTTTCAGTGCCACCTTGATATCCTTTCAATAAATTATGAGCACCGTTGTGTTAAATGAGGTGGATAATAAGTTAATCCTTCACCCAATGGCCCAGGCTGAGTTCCCGGCGAACCAGGCAATATTGGTGGAGTATAAGGATAATGTGCCATATACTTATTTATCTAAATTCAAATGACAACTCCTATAGTCGAAGATTCATTTTGGTTTAAGTTTTGATATTCTCTCATTTATCCTGAGCTTTACTTTATTACCCTCATTGATGCACGATAATATAAATAAAGTGCATCCAATGCATAATACTGCTATGATATCAATGTCAATTATTACTGAAATAACAGCAGCAGCAAAAGATAACCACCACAATAATAAAAACATAATACCAGTCGATGATACTATTTTATTATGATCCAATAATTCATCATAAGTCATTTCGTCTATATATGAAAAGATATCTTTATCCATAAGAAACACACCCTATCTTTGATTTTTCATAGTTACACAATTCTTCAATCAACCACTCAATGTATAGATTCCATTTTTCTTTTCTGGCGGCGGTGGCGGCAGCAGCAGCAGCGTAGTAGGCGGCGTTGGCGGCGGAGGCGGCGCAATCGGCGGCTCTGACGACGGCCATTGCGTTGGCGGCGGCGGCGGTGGCGTGGGCGGCATCCCATGCCTTATTAAGTTCCTCCTTTGTAGCCAAGCCATCACGATATAATTTAGATATGCGAATGCATTCCTCTGCCCTTTTATTACCTTTAGCCAAATGCTCTACATCATTGGCACATCTCCAAGCCCATTTAGTTCGAACTTCTTCTGGATAGGTATCACAGAGATGCCAAGTGTTACTGTCCGATGTTAGGATTTCGTATTTAAGTAATACGAATGTTTTGATATCATCGATCAAGATTTATTCCAAAAAGAATATAACTGTGCTGAATTAATTAGAATAGCTATCACATTAAGAATAATAAACGCAATATCGATAATATCGCCCGACGCTATATATGATAACAATATTGCGCCTATCACGACTGAATTAATATAGCATATCACTAAAGTTCGTGTTAGATTAGAATCCTTTATATCTGCCCAACTACATCTAATTTTAGATATAAGAACGTGTGAAATACAACCAACAATCCAAGCACAGAATAAAAATATAAGGTTGTGAGCCACTATGGCCAGTAACAGATTTAATCCAAATAATACTCCTGCACCTAGCAGTGATTGATACATTCGCTTCATACTATTTCCTTGCTATTGAATTCTTAAATACATACTCTAATTTATCCAATGCACCCCAATTTGAGTTCGGTGATAATCCTAATGCTGCAATTTCATCTGACGTTAATTTACTCATTGCTTCTGATTTTAATTTTTCGATTCTGATATTTTCTTGACGGTGTTGTTCGAGTTTATCCTGTCTATCTTTATATACAGACCACCATTTATGAAGTTCTTCGTCTTGTAGTATTGCGTGAACCAATAATTCTCTACCAGATTCATCATCTTGTTCTAATCGTTTTAACAAACTAGCAAGCAATCTGTATTCACGAGATTCAGAATAACAATCTTGCTCACTCGATTGTATTATTTTCATTCCGCTTGTTATTCCAGAAGCATAAGATTTATTAATTAAACCGCCACCACCGGCACCGCCGGCACCATTGTTATTTGACATTTAAATCTCCGTATTATAGTTATCGTTATACCATTTATGTATCTCTTCATCTCTTAAAAGAATCGAGATTAATTCCTGTTTACCTTCTTCGGAACTCTTTAAAAATTCTATAAATTTTCGTAATATTGTCTCAAAATCTACAGTCACATCCTTTTCTTCATCGCCTATCCATTCGTCTTCAAAATCAGGAAACATAAATTTATCACCAAATCCTTTATACATTATTATCTTTCAAATTTCTTTTTTAAATCCTGATATTGTCGGTATTCAGGATCATCTTTTCTATTATTAGCAATTAATATCTGATTATACTCTTTTGGCAATATTGAAGAATTGTGATAATACTTAACACCAATTAAAAAATAAGAAAAATCTCTTATTTTTTGATAATATACTGAAGAGTCAATCATATCTTCTTCGCATTGATCGAGTAAATTCCTACCAATAATTTTTATATCTTCAGGTATAGCACCATCTTCTTCAAATTTAATGTTGCTTAAGTCTAAAATTATATTTCTATAATGTTCTTTGATATTGTATTCTAAATTGTATTTCATAATAATTCTTATCCTTCAGAGAGCTGAGTTTTTAATTCGTCAAATGCATCTAAAACACCATCCATTCTATCATAGCAACATTTTGAAATATGATTTTCGTTATTAATGGCGCTTTGTAATTTATTCAATTCAAGTTCTAATTTATCTTTTATTTTATTGAGCTCCGATAAATGCAATTCATTTTCAGTAGAGGTCTGTGCATTTAAGGCTGCTGAATATGCTTCCGTCAATACTGTACGAGTTTTATTCTCACCAGAATAATCAAGTAAATCCATTAGCAATGGAAATTCACCTTCATCATCTCTTGCCTTACTTGTAGCCATTGCTGAGATTATTTCAGCAGTAGGAATTATAGGCATCAATTTATATTTGGTAGAATCAACCATATAATCAACCCTAAAATCTTGTTGTCGGAGTCGCCGGATCAATTAATGCTAATTCATCAAGTATTTTATTTACTGTTCTGCAAACTTCGGAATAATCTACAGATATTTCCTTAGCCAGTGTATGGCCGCAATCATATGAATTACCTATTGATCGCATATTTGAATAATTACTCTTCAATTGATACTTCAAATACTTAATTTTCATATTACTCTTGATATTGGCAATCATAGAATTACTCCATTTAAAATGAGTTTAAATCTAATTAAACATATTTGATGACAATTGTTTCTAGCAATTTAAGCTGATGAGCCTGATATTTAATCAATTCTTCAGCTTCCTTGATATATTGTTCTAATGTATGTCTAGCACCAATTGGATCAATTGATACTTCCATTTTCGCATAATCATCGAGATTATCTAATGCTTCAATTGCATCTTCACCTGTTAGTTGCCTTTTCATATTTTAAATTCCTAAATCATAAACATTAATTATGTAAATCCAATATTCGTGTTTTCTACTACCAATTACTTCTTTCTTATCGTATCCATCAATTCGCCAAGTAGTCTTAACACCTATGAATGGAACTGTAGCGCCATTCAGCGAATAAATAGTTTCCATTGTACCCTGTGAACCATCTCTACCAAATGACCTGCCGTCAGGATCACTAAACGATCCATAGACTTCAAGATCTTTTTCGTGCCTTGCTCGTATCACGTAAAATACTTCGGCACTAGTATATAACTTTCGTTCTTTGATATCCATAGCAGCCTTAAAATTTAAATTCAAATTTCTTTTTCAAATCAAGATATTTCTGATACTCAATATCTTTGAGCATACCAACTGAATTTATAATTTCTTTATATTCATTAGGTAAAACACTAAATAAATTATCGCCAATTATGTATCTTGCACCACAGATGAAATACGCAAGTTTCTTAATCATTTCTGAAGAATTGAGATCAACATTACCCTCAACATTGGTAGTTTCAGTCGATTCATGATTCGCTATATTATCTATCGTAGTAGTTACAATAATTTTCAAATCCAACGGAACATATTTATGTAACTCATTGACGCTTATGCCAGCCAACCTGTAAAATTCACCTTCATAGTGATATATTAATTGTTCATACGTGGTCATTTTACTTTCCTTTATTTTCAAGTTTGTTTGAATATTTTGTTTAATAAACCGATTCATAGTGTTCTTCCTGTTCTTCCCAATATGAAATCATCCAATCCATCCAGGCAGATCTTGCTTTATAAAGCTTGGGATCTTTTTTAATTGCTTTCCAAAAAATTTCTGGATGATTAGATCTAAGCCAATGATTATAACACACATGATCACCAAGCAATTCCATAATCCAGCTCTTTAATTCATCACATTCGTCCCAAATCTCACTATACTCAGGAAGATCATAGTTATCATAATTAGAACTGGTGTTAATGGCGCAACATACCGTCCATTCTTTTTTTAAATGCTTTTTCGCTTCTTTTAAAATTTCACTTTTCTTAATCATGATAATCATCCATTTCAGAAACTACTTTCATTATCGCAGGAATCTCATCACCAGCACCTGTATCTCCAGATAGCATCCATTCTAAATCATGTAATGCATCTGCACACAATAGTAAATGATTCGCAAATCTTAAATGTAGTGGATTGTCTGTTTCCTCTAAAATCATATCCACAGTATCACGTAATCTCATATAAGAATAATTTAATGCTCCACCACTCATTTCGCACTCACTCTCTAAATATTTTTAAATTACAACTTTATAGCATTAAGTATATTACAGATCTTTGATTTTGTCAAGGCAATTTACTATCACAGATTCATTATATGAGATTCACATTTCAAAATTTCTCAACCAAAATCACGAAATTCAAATATGTATTCCGTAGGGCAATCCAATATTTCCATTCCTATAATAACCACTAATATAATAAAGAATCCCATCTACGATAATAACCCAGCCAGTGGCAAAATCACATTAATC